GAGACATTGCAGACCTGTGTGACATCGACGAGGCGCTGGGCGGCCGGATCCACGAGATGTGCAAGGACTACATGGTGATTATCACAGGCGGCATGGAAATGAATTATAGATTGCAATAAGGAGATGGTCAGGTGAAACAGCCAATCGACGACTACGACCTGATGGACCAAGACTGGGAAGAATTTATGCGCAGGGGCCGAGAAGCCTTTGCAGACGAAGATATCGAGGAGGAAGCAGCATGAGAAAGAAATGGTATAAAGCAGGCGGACAGATCAAGGAGCAGAAGCAGACGAAGAAACCGATGGGCCGACAAGTGGGCGAGGAATACAAGATGTATGTGCAAACGAGAAAGGAACCTGAGGCAGACCGGTTGATGGAAAGCTTGGACGTACCACTAACACCTGAGCAGTCCAGCCGGATCATCGAACTGGCGGACTACGGCTGGCTCCGGTCAGACATCGCCAAGGAAGTAGGCGTACCCAAGACACGAGTTAACCATGAGCTGATTGTAAAACGGAGAGGAGGTGGTGCAGCTTGAGGGGCAACAAGTACGGCGCCAAGAAGACAGTATCTGACGGGATCACCTTCGACAGCAAGATGGAGGCAGAGCGGTACCGGATGTTAATGCTACTTGAGAGAGCCGGAGAAATAAGTGAGTTGACTCTGCAACCAATATTCCAACTGGTAGAGCCATTCACCAAGATGGGCAAGAAGAAACGCGGCATCAAGTACACAGCGGATTTCATGTACAAGCAGGACGGCCAGACGATCGTGGAAGACGTGAAGGGATTCGCAGCCCGAGACTTTTCGTTGAGACGAACCCTGTTCGATGCCAAGTACCCGGACCTGATTTTAAAACTGGTGACCAAGACAAACGGAAGGTGGGAAGAAAAGTGAGTAAAATCTATCGGTACGTACACGTGGGAGACGGATGGGTGCTTCTAGACGAATCTGGGGCGTGTAGAGGGCGCTTGATAGAGTTGGACAGACAAATACTAGGATCAGAACAAAAACGTCTCTATGAGCCTACTGGGTGGTTTAAATTGGATGGGTGGAAAGTCGGCAAAAGGGAAGCGAGATCAGAAATTGCATGATCACAAAAGTCAAATGTGACATGTTGCAGATAAACCACAAAATATTGTGTAAAACGGCGAAAAAAGTACTTTATAACCACAAAATGTGCTATAATAAGATATATCATTATTACTATCGGAAAACGGGGTGTATGTAGGTGGAAAAGCAAGAACGTATTAGCGAACTGAGATATGAGTTGAATGTGGAAAAACAGCGTGGTGCAATGGCAGATGCGGGTAAACTGGTGGATTTAGAAGCGGAAATTGCATACCTGGAGCAGCAAAACGTGGAAGAGGCACAACAAGAGGTCGCCTACATCATGGACAATATGGATCTGGACGGCGTGACCATGCGTGACATGTTTAAAAACGACACACCAGAATCAGCAGAATCCTCATATCAAGTGGTGCGTATCGTGGTACAGAACACATTGTTGCAGCGGGACGAGCACTGGATGGTTCAGATCAAGGATTTACAGGAGCGACTTGCAGCAGAAACAGCCGCGAAAGATGTGGCACAGGCAAAAGCGGATGAAGCAGGCGAAGCAAACGCCAAGTTGGTAACAGAATTGCGTGATGTTCGATCTGAATTGCTGGACGTGGAAAGTAAACGCGATGCAGCTGTTGCTCAACTGGAAGAAGTTAAGGCTGAGGTGAGACAGAAAGAAAGTCACATCGACGATCTGCGCCAACAAATTGCAGTGGGTGCGGTACAAGCCACTAAGGTCATTGATGTTGGTGACGCTATGGCAGCATGGAAAGAGCAGAAGAAACGTGAGGAAGAAGCCAAACCAGCCATCTATGATGTCGAGTGGGCAGACGACAAGCGTTCCACATACACAGCAAAACTGGCCGCATCCGACGAAGTGATCACCTTCAACTACCTCGAAAAAGGGAAGTACCGGGAGGTGAGCGCCGAAGAGGCGCCGCAATTTCGAATCAGCGAAGAACCCCAACGTGTTGATGAGGATCTGGCACGGACTAACGACGTGGAAGAGGGCAGCGAACTAACGCCTCCCACTTGGCAGTTTCCAGAAGGGGACGAAGCCGCGGAAGAAAGCACAGGACACGAGCTGGCTCAAGGAGACGTGGCAGGAAGTGTGGATACGGAGACAGCGGGAGAAGTCACGCGAGCAGAATTCGAGGAACTCAAAAGACGCGTAGTCACACTGGAAGATCGTCTTTCTACTCCGCAAATTGAACGCGCTGATGATGTAGCGTGATATACCACCGCAAAGCAGAAACCGTGAGGGCGATCCGTTTAACGGATTACTCTCCGGCTTTAATCGAGCAGATACAGGAGTTTACAGGCGGTCTGGTACAAATGGGCCGAGTGGTGCAGAAAGTGCAACAGCCGTACCTTAGCGTCGTTGTAGAGAAGAATTACTTCAAGGTGCTGGAAGGAAGCTGGATCGTACACTCACCTGAAAAGGGATGGAGGGTATACCGGCATCATGAATTTATCCAAGAGTATGAGGAGGGAGAACATGGACAACAATCAGTTGACGGAGCTGCTGAAGGATTATAGATCATATAAGTTCGCTGTGCAGAATTTGATTGAGGTGGAAGCAAACCGATGGTCAAGTATATACGACGAACGAGCCTACGGAAATCTGGATGGGTGGGACAAGTCGAGATACAGCCGAATTGTTAATCTGATCGATGGAGCAGTCAATGAGGTATTGAGCGATGATCAACGGATGGTCATTATGCGGAAGTATCTGGAGCGTAACACAATGGATCTGGTCGAGATAGCCAAGGCCATCCACCGGGACCGGACAACTGTAGGACGCTGGCACACGGAAGCTATACGCCGATTGTCTGTTGCTCTAGCACCCTTGAGTTATAAAGATCGTGAGATCAGCAATATTGATTTTATGTTCAACCAACCAGCATAAATGCATCATCTGTGCATCATTCATGCAACATAATTCGCACACATATGCATCACGATATTTAGTATGATACTAGCATAAGGAACATCTGATAAGCGCCGATAGCTGTATGCGCAGTCGTCGTTTACAACGTTCCTTCCTTGCATGCCAAAACTAAGATGTGGTGGCGGAAGATAGACGCTAGGCGAGGTGTAGAACCCAAGCAGTCGCATGCGCACCTCAATAAATGCGATGAATTAGTGGTTCATGCAGCGGTGAGAGGCCCTGCCCACATCAACAACAAATACGAGAGAGTGACGGTCAAGCGCCGTTGCTCTTTTTGTTTTTGCCGAAGGCCATCGAGTCCGACCGAATCACCCAGCGACAGCGGGGGCCGTATAGGGTTGGGGTTGGGTCATTAAGAGGAGGGATAACACATAGTGAAGTTGACGAGAACGATAGCGTTGATGGAACAATACGAGAAATGTCCTAAATGCGGCAGCTCTTATGTAGCGAATGGTGAAGGCAAGTTAATCGTGGAAGACACAACATTCCACCGCAGTTGTAAGTGTGGCTGGGAAGTGACTATTGAGGAGTAGAGAGGAAGGTGATACCCATGGAAGCATCACCCGTGTATAGGACATTAACTATTAAGTACGACATGGCAAATGATCGTGTTGAATATGACAATCCGGACGGAATGACGTATCTGGAGATACTTGGGTTGATCAAATATGCTGAGATGCAGATGACAGCTGATGTGGTGAGGTCGGATATTGCGGAAACATGAGAGAGGAGGAATGAACCATGGCAGACTTGAGACCACAGATCATGCTGTTTGTGACTGAGTACATCAAGAACGGTGGCAATGGAACGGCCGCTGCTATTGCTGCTGGATATAGTGAGAAATCAGCGTACAGCCAAGCGAGCAGATTGCTAAAAAGTGTTGAAGTTCAACAATATCTTAACAATACTCAACAAAGTATTAACAAGGACTTGCGTTTAATGTTCGCAGAAGACGCTGTTAAAGCCTATAACGTGCTGCTAGAGATCATGCAAAAGCCTGATGCAATGGACAAGGATAGACTGGTTGCGGCAAGAGATTTGCTGGATCGTGCCGGATATAAACCGATTGATCGAGTGCAGGCAGATGTAAAAGGCGAGGTGAACCATCACCATGAGTACATTGTCGAACAAACCATCACAACAGACCCAGAAAGCGCCGAGTTACTCAAACAACTCTGGAAGCGACAAACCAGTTCCACTCACCAGACAGTGGGAGATATTAGCTAAACTCGACTTTAGCTTTTTCATGGACTATGACAGCGATGGTCGTGACGCCGACGGCAAGCACCTGGATGTACTGGACAAAGCGCTCATGGATGTATCTGAGGGCAAGATCAAACGTCTAATCATTACAATGCCACCACGGCATGGCAAGTCAGAACGAGTGAGCAAGAAGTTTCCTGTATGGCACATAGGCAGGAACCCAAACGATGAGATCATACTGGCGTCATATGCATTATCACTCAGCCGGGACAACAATAGGATTGCGCGAGACACGTTCATGGACAGATCGGGTCTATTTGGCGTTTCTATATCTGGTGCAAGACAATCGGCAGAGTCATGGGGTATTGAAGGATACCGCGGCGGCGTGAATGCTGCTGGTGTGGGTGGTCCTATCACAGGTAAGGGTGCACGTATAGCTATCATTGATGACCCGCTCAAAAACGCTGAGGAAGCCAACAGTGAGGTTGTACGTGAGAGTCTATGGAGCTGGTACACATCAACACTGTACACGCGGTTAACGCCAGACGGACGCATTATTGTGGTTATGACGCGATG